ACTTGGCTGCTACTATCGTATGCTCTTCCAGGGCCTGATCGTATGTTAGGCCCTTCTTTGCTGCTTTCTTAAAAGCTTCCAGATCGTTCCGTTTTCCGGTACTTTGGGGTTCGCCCAGAATGTAGGGCTCCTTGTCCTGCTTTGTGCAGTACTCCAGATTTTGCTGGTCCGTGCCATTTGCCTTTTCCAAGTGTGCCCGGGGCATTACTTTTTTTATGGCTGAGAACCTGGATTGGGCCTTCAGGTTCATAAACCCTTGTAGGTGTGGGGTCCCGTTTTCGCCTGTTTCGTGGCCTATCACAGCGAACTGGGCCTTCGTCGCGGCGAAGGTATGGATTGCCTTTTCCTCTGCTTCTGTGTAGTTGTTCAGGGTGAACGTAAACTTGAGCACTTTCGTGTTGGATGCCATGTCTAGGGGTATATCCTAGACCTGCTAGTCTCTAATACAAAGTGCCTTTTGTCTAGAGGTGGCGGGTAATACTAAGCCGCCACCGAACTGGTAGACAAAAAAATGAGGGTCGTTTGACCCTTACGACTCGTTTGGTAGATTTCCCCTGGCGAGGACTGTGTAGTAGCGGATTTTCACATCAAAGAGGATGTTTATCTGTTCTGAGCCGCTATAGAGATCTGTGAAGAAGATGACGTGCCAGTACCACTGGGTTGATGGTGTTCCAGAGTAGAGACCTGAGTAAGCTGCTGAATTGGCAGTAAACTCTGAAATGACCTTTCGTGTCGATGTGTAGTGTTTGGCTTTGGCTCCTTTCGTGGATTCGGTTTCCCCATCGTATGTCGTTTCCGTGGCGAACGGTATCATTCGTAAGTCTGAAGGGTCGGAAAGGACCAGTGAACCTTGTCGTGACGGAATCAGCATACAGTGGAGTCTCCGGATGCTGGAGTAGTTTTCCTCTGGGTGGAAGTAGACCCTAATTGAGCTGCTTTTAGTTGCATAATTTGTGTAGAGAGCTGCCCCAACATATTGGTCAAAGCTATAAGGCTGGACTCCGATTCCTGTAAGGTCTGGATCGTATGGACCGTTGCCTCTGAAGACGTAGTCGCCTGCCCATGCCGTTCCTGCTGCGAGCGTTCGTGAAAAGCCTGTGTCAGTGTATGTAAATCTGACCAATGCTTTCTGAGAGTCTGGGTTAACCCATTTCGGCCTGAGGAGCATAGAGCGTCCAGTACTTTTGGGTCTGAAATACCTAGCTTTTCTAGTGGTCCCCGTCTTTTTGTACCGCTTAGGATAGCGATTTGTAGTATTTGAGCGTCTACGGTAGGTTGTTTTTCTTCTGACATAGGGCATTCCTTGGTCATATATATATCATAAAAAAATTGCCTTTAAGACGTGCATACCCGACTCGCGCTCAGGCGGAAGAAAGGATACGCAGAGGCTAGGCTTCCCCAAAGGGGGAAGCCTCTGCTTCTCCGTTTCTTCCTTTTTCCTGAGCACTCCTCGGGTTTTTCCTTGCATGTAGAAAGGTTTAGATTTGATGCATCTGTATGCGGTCTGCGCTGAACTTATGAGGTGCTGGAGGAAAGTTGGCAAACACAACTATGTGGGGAGTTGCGAAGGTTTTGAGCTGAGACTCATACTTGTTGGAGCTTACAAGCCCATTTTTTATGGCTTCGATACAGCCATAGTTTAGGAAGTCCTGAGCTTCCCTGACGAAGTCGAAGATAACGACTCGTTGTCCTTGATACGCATAGAAAACATCTGCTGATTTGCCTCCGTTTGAGTAGAAAGCCCCTTGTTTTGACACAAGGTGTTTTGCTAGAAAGGTTTTGCCTTTCCCCCCTTCCGGGTCGTATACCCAATGTATGTGCCTTGGGTGTGGGTCTGCTTTCAAAATCTCCAAGATTTCGAGTTGCCAATCGCGTGGGATTTCCATTTCAGTGGCTGGTACGCGTGATCGTTGGATCATTCCTAGGTATTCCTTGGTAAACCTAGGGTACTTGGCTGCTACTATCGTATGCTCTTCCAGGGCCTGATCGTATGTTAGGCCCTTCTTTGCTGCTTTCTTAAAAGCTTCCAGATCGTTCCGTTTTCCGGTACTTTGGGGTTCGCCCAGAAT